TCAAGGAAATGTCTTGTGAATTCAACATCAATACCAACTTTAGCAAAAATCTTATCAGCAAACTTCTCTACATCATTCAAATTTGCTTTTGTAATTTGCTCTGCGATATACTCTTTATATTTTTGAGACTCCTGTTCTGCCTCATATCGAGTTTTTCTATCAAGAACTTTCTTTAATTCTCTACTTGAAATACCAACAATAGAAGCCGCTTTTGATAAAGCAAGTCCTTTTGGATTGGTGATAATAACACCTGGTGATTGCTGTGCTTGTGGATTCTTGTTGTAGTTCTTGACCATTTGATGATAAATCTGCAATGCTTGTTTATACTTCTTTTCGTTAACAGCACGATTAAATCTATGCATCGTTTTCTTACCAATGATTGCTTTGAACATATCTTTGAGTGTTCCTTCTTCTAGTTCGCCTGGAGTCTTGTCTTTATAATTCTTGGTCGTCTCGGACTTACCAAACTCAAGATACTCTTTCAGTCCCATACCCTTGCGTACAGCATTGAATATATCTTGAGCATCCTTTTCGGAAGTTCCTTTTGGCATTCCATCTTTATATGATTCAAAATCATTATTGGATACGTGATTTCTCATATCAGTACCAGATACTCCTTTCACTCTAGCACCTCCTCCCTCAATCACTTGGAAATTATCGAAGTCATATGATTTCTTTGGATCTTCGTGTTTGATATATGGACGAATTGACTTCTCAAAATCTTTAACTCTATCACCACCAACAACCATTGTTACATCTTTGAAGCCTTTATCCGATAGATATTTCAATGCGTGAAATGCTGTTTTAACAGATGAATCTTTAATGATATTAGCTTTAGGGAAGAACTTCTTGAGGAACTTAGTCTTGTCGTTATATGTCAGTGGATTCTTCTTCGGATCGTTTGATTGTGAAGTGAAAATCATTGAACTTCCACCACGCTTTTTGCCTTCAGAGACAACAAAATCGATCATCGCTTGATGACCTTTTGTGATTGGATTGAAGCGGCCAAAAGTGAACACTACCGGTTTTAATTTAGCTTCTTCCAATTCAAGAAATTGATTGAATGATTTCATTATTCTTCCTCTTCTAATTCTTTTTTACGTTTCGAGCCTTTCAATCTTGATTTTTCTGCTCTGCCCTTATTGATAGATTCCTTTTCAAACCCAACTATCTTTCCGCCCTTATGGGAAGCATCAAGTCCATCCCCATTTCCATACGTGCCTTTTTCTCTATTATAACGATTCAACTCAGCACGATATTTCTTCATCTTGTCTGAGGACTGAAATTTAGCATATTCACGCTTATAATCCCGTTCATATTTCTCAATGAATTGTTGGAATGTATACATATCTATCCCCAATTCTTAATAGCGTTGAAATTATTCTTACTAAACTCAAGTCTATTTACTAATTTAACTGCACTATTACTCATATGGTCAATAGCAACAAATCCCTCAGGACCAGTCACTTCATATCCATTTGAACCTTTGATGAATGCTGGTATTTTATTCACCTTTTCCATCTTCTTAATGAGCATTAGTTTAATGTCTGCTACTGTATCGTGCCACTCAAGCGCATATGCCAGAGTACCACCGATCTTTCTATTGTTATTAATTACAGCGATAAGATCATCCAATACTTTTTGTTTCTTCGCTTTACCTTTTTCAGTCTTGAGTTTATCAATCATTGGTTTATATCGTTTTCTAAGGAAGTCGATAAATCCACCAATCGCTTTCTGCTTACCAGAGAATCGTTTGCCTTGCTTAGTCAAATCATTGATATAGATTTTCAGGTTGAATGCGATATCAGTCTTACCAAACAACACTTCTAATGATTTCTTATCTAGGAGGTTCAACTCATTATGAGCATCATCAAGTCTCTTTTGGAGTGCTTTCATTTCATCAACAGTCAATGAGGCTGTACCAGAAACGTCTGTAAAATTAGTATCGGTGAACCACACGTCCTTTGTCTTAGTCAACTTTGAAATATTGATATTGAATTGGGCAGATAAATCAGCAATATTATTACCCTTATATGTTGTATGCCACACAACCCCAACTTTCGCTTTCTGAATCTCTTTGGCTAGTGGTTGGCTAGTCGGAACAGCATACGTGATCGTGTTCGGTGTAAATGTTATGTATGATTCACCATCAATAGTCTCTTTCTGTATATCAGATGGAATAAACATAAAATCACCTTGAATGATGCCCTTGATATTCATCTTAGGAAATTCTTTCAGTGCTATCTTCATCTTCTCAGCAAGAGAGGCCGCGTGGCCGTGATTCTTGTCGATATCTTCTGGAGTGTAATTCAGTTTAGGATTCTTGTTGAATACTGCTTTTGTGCCAACGAAGAATTTACCATTCTCTGGATTGATTCCTGCTACAATTGATGGCGCTCCATCGACCTTGGCTTGAATGTTGACCGCTTTCTTAGAATGTCCTGATAGACTCTTAGCAACACCATCAAGAATTTTTAATGCTTCAACACCCCCTGCATATCCCTGGTCGAAAATAGCATCCTCAATATGCTCCAGGTGAGTTAATTTAGCTTCTGTGATATATTGTTTGAATGTTTTCATCGTTTTAACTTCATCTTGAATCCAAGTTTATTACCAGATGAATACCCTGGCCAGCCAAATTGAAATTCTGCTTCCTTGAAATAGTTACTCTTAAATGCCATCTTCTTGGCTTTCACATCTACATTTAACTGTATCAATGTAACCTGTCTGGCTACATTTGTCAATGATTTTTTAATATCTTTATCGTTATTCAGAATCTTCCAAATAGATTCTCCTAGAGGAGATAGAATCAATCTCTTCTTATCTCTGCCCTTAAATGTCTTTGGACCAGGCATCGAATACTTCTTATGCCAAGAGTTTAACGTCTTTGCCAGATCATCCATTTCTCTATCATCAGTCCACTTAACAATAGATTCTAATGTGATTTGGTCTGGACTCATATTCATAATCTTGCCTAAGTCTTTCACACACTTAGTATGCATATATTGATGAATCAACAACATTTGCTCTTTAGCAGAAAAGTTTCCAACAATATTGAAGATTTGAAGGGCTTTCTCTTGAGAGTGGTCAGCATTAGCAGTTTTAGCACGATTCTTAATAGCATCAATAATATTCTTGATAGTTACTTTACCGCCTCCACCAGACTTAACAGAGATAGGATATCTGATACCCATACGTACACCATAGAAGTCGATTAACTTCTCATTTGATGCTGTCGGGAAGTATACCTCTCTAAACTTGAGAGAAGTCATAGCCCATATGGCAGAGAGAATTTCTCCGAAGTCTGCTGATACCTTAGCGAGGTCTTTAGTTGTGAACTCAATATCCTTCAATGTGATATTAGTTGACTTTGTAGATGCCAAATGAAGAAGGGAAATCAACTGATCTGCGATTTCCTTATCATACTTAGAATTGATTATATCAGTGGTTCTCTTGATTAAGTCTTTCTTATTTAACTGCTGTCCAGCCAGTCCAAGAGAATCTGGAGTCAAATCTTTATTTGCGAAAATCTGTCCCCCACTGGTTGTTTGAGAAATTTCTGAATTCACCCACTCCAGTGTAGTGCCCGCAGGTATTTTAGGACTCAATTCTTTTGTTGTAGTTAGAACATATCCATCATACTTATCAGATACAGTGATACTAGAATCAGTAACTTTGATCCCAATTGGATTGAAAAAAGTATTGAATTCAGGTAATTTACCCTTCATAGCAAAACGAACGTGATAATCACCGCGCCCAGAACCAATCGCTTTAATGCCATTGTCCTTAATGACCTTATTTACGAATGATTTGAATGCTCTGATTTCCGGAGATACGGCCTCTGCCAGAAATACCTTAAAACTTTTCATTAATAATTCCATTATAGATGTTCATCTTATTACATATTTATAATAATGATTATCTATACCTTGAAATCTTTGAATGCTTTCTTCTTTTCGCCACTACTGAATACAGATTCATTGCTTTGATGAGTTGTGCCAGAGGAAGATGTGTTACCAATAATATCTTCCTGAGCTGAATCTTCGGCATCATACCATTTCATCTTCGGTTTATCAATACCAATCACAAATCTCTTATTAACAGCAATATCACCGTGTCGGTTCTTCAACTGCTTAACCATTATCTGGTTAAGTTCTTCAAGTTCTTCCGTCTGAATGAGTGCGAGGAAGAGATCGGCTGTCGCTGGAAGTCCAAAAGATTCAGACGTGTCCTCAAGCCCCACGTCCGAGTTTCCAAAGCCCGACCTAGTTGTTTGAGTCGCACTCCAGATCGGCACATTAAATTCAACAGCGAGACCACGCAACTCTTCGGCAATCGCTTTAACATAGGTATAAGAATTGACACTATTCGCTCCTGCAAGTCTTTGTGAAGCACAAATATTCAGATAATCCACATAGATGATATCTGGAGTAAAGTTTTTCTTCAAGGACAACTCTTTTAATAAATGTCTCAGATGACCAACGTGTGCTTGTGACGTTGGAAATTCCTTGACAATCAACTTACCCTTAATCTTAGATTTCAATGCATCCATCTTCTTATCATACATAATCTTGGTCATATCTTTTAGATTGTCCAATTTAGTATCGAGAAGATTGGCATCAATTCTTTCCGCAATCTTTTCTTCTGCCATTTCCATTGTGACATACAGAACATTCTTGCCAATTGATAGATTGGATGCCGCCATATGACACATACCAATCGTCTTACCAACACCAGTACCTGCCATTAGAATATTTAGTGATTTTCGAGTAACTCCGCCCTTTGTAATCTTATTCAGATATTCAATATCAAATGGAATTCTTTCCTCGTGCCTATGATAGAAGTCATAACGATTATCAGAATCTTCAAGGAAGTCGTGGCCGATATGAGTGTCGAAAGATACTGATAGAGCATTGGATAGAAGTTCAGGAATCTCCCCCTTGGCTCTTTTACCAGATGAATCGTCAATAATTTCAATTGACTCCATAATGGCATTATATACTGCCTTGTCCTTACAGAATTTCTCAGTCTCATCAAGGAGCCAATCTTCATTATTATCCACTGGTAATAAATTACCAACCAATGCTTCTGCTTCTTGATAAACTGTGGAATTTAGATCCTCTCGTTCATCAATAGCAATTTGAAGGGCTTCCCTAGACGGAACATCATTATACTTGGAGTAGAATTTCTGGATCTCAGAGAACACGACCTTATCGGTATGACTCTGAAAATATTCATCTTTCAGAAATACGATTACTCTTCTAGCATAATCTTCATTATGTAATAGATTCGATAGAATCGTGGCTTCAATATTCAATCACTTCCCTTCATTTTCAATAAAATAATCCTTCGCTAAACGCATCACTAACTAATAGTTTAACAATATTACTAATTTCAGAACCGTATTCCTCTTTACTTATTTCAAGAGGCTCTACTGATTCATATCCAAATGATATTTTATCACATTCTTCTGACATTTGCAAGTTATAAATACCAAATTCTGTGCCATCTGTAGTTTTTATAAAGAATACATCATTCTCCTGGCTCATCTTCTTCCTCATCTGTTAATAGAGATTTCTGACCAATCGCATACTTATTTGTGATATATTCTTGGAACTTCTTATGAGTCACAATATCCATCCAGAAATCACTTGATTCGGTAGCGGAAGCACGAACTTTACCATCAATAACTTCACCTGTTTCTAAATCAACCTTAGAATACCATCCGTTTGATGGCTTGACAACGAATCCACCTTCAACAGCAACTTCAAGTAGTCCAGACCACTTCTTGATTCCACCTTCCCAAGTCACTGAAATTGGCACTTTAGACTTCTCTTTCACAAATCGGGATTTTTCAACATTGATGATAAAGTCATATCCCTCAATTTCAGTCCCTTTCTTGTTTTGCCTACGTCC